GCTTGAGCTTGTTCTTTTATAACCTTTCTGATATAATTTTTTAATTCAGATTCGGTTAGTCTTATAACATTTTTTTTCATTTTGTTAATTGTTTTAATATAAATACTTATTGGTTTATAAAAATTTTATTTGGATAAAAATTTATCAATGTTCCCCATTAATTTTTTCATTCTATCATCCACAATTGGTTTTTCTTCAACACCCTCTTGATATTGGTCTCTTTCTGATGGGTCAGAAAAAATGTATGCCCCTGGTGTTGATGGTGATGAAACCAAATCAAAACATACCAGTTCAAAATCTTCTTGAACAATGTTTTGACCTTTTATGTTTTTAAGTGAACCCACACCTCTTGAGGAAATCCCTAATGTTGCCCCATTCATTATTAACATTGCAGCTTGGTCTCCTTTGGTTGATACAATCCCCATTTTTTTCCATCCGGGTGATGTGAATAATTTTATCTTCCCCATTAATATTTTACCATCCCACCATGTTTCCATAATAGAGTGAGAAACTCTATCCAAATCAATAAGTGATGATGAGGGGTGATTCAATTCATTTAACGCTCCTCCCTTTTTTATTAAATTTTGATATTTTTCGTTTTCTCTCTTTAATAAATTTTCAGGATAAATTCGACCATTTTTATTTGGTGTATCGAATTTTTGCAAAACAGCATAAAGAATGAGGTCTTCAGAAAAGTCCACATTCTTCATTTCAGAAATTATTTTTTTATTGTCTTCGGGAGATACGTGACCGGCATCGTATTCGATTAAAATTCCTTTGCCAGTTTCATTTGGTCCTAATATCTTCATCTATTTAGTAATTATACTATATAAATACATCGATATATAAGTTATTTTTTGTTTTTATTAAAGTTAAAAAGGTTTTTATTGGATAGACCATTTTCAATTATGGTTTCAATAATACTTTTTACCATTATTTTTGAAGACTTTGATTTAACATCAAAAAAACTATCAACATATAATGTTATTTCTAAATTCATAAAAGACCTTTTTTCAATCTTTATTCCTTTAGTTTTAACATCCAAATCCACAATACATTGCGGTTTAAAATTTTCATTATTCAAATTATAGACGATTTCTTTAATTAGTCTTCTTGTTCTACTAATCAAAAAATCAAAATCATCTTCATCATTTTTTGGTTGTACCCACGAATTAAGTTTTAAATAAATTGTTTTTAAATTTTTAAAATCTACTGTTCCGTATCCTATTTTTACATCTTTACATTCACCTAAAGGAATATATTTTCCTGTTTTCATTATTTATTTCATATTCTACTATTATTTTTATGGTGTAAATAAAAAATAAATAAAAAATTTTGAAATAAAAAACATATTAAGTATTATTCTGAAATACTTATATGTTATGATCATAATTAAAATCGAAAAAAACATTGAATTTGCACTTAAACTTTATAAGAATAAAGTTAATAAGACAAAACAAATTCAGAAACTAAGAGAAAGACAAGAATTTGTTAAACCATCTGTTAAAAGACGTGACCAAATCTTGAAGGCAACTTACATACAAAAAATAAAAAATGGTCTTGATTAATCAAGACCATTTTTTAATTCTACCAAACTGTGGTAATTAATTCTCGAGGGTTTTTTACTGTTAACCTCTTGTTTAACTTTACTCAATTTGTCTTTTATATCTGAGTCACTTGATTCTGAAATCAAAGTGTCAATTTTTTCATTTAAACTTTCCTTCAATTCCAATGTTTTCTTTTCAATCACATCACCTGGCATGGACAGAATATCCTTCAATGTTTGTTTTTGTTCTTCTGTCAAATTGTTATTGTAAAGTACATTGAAATTATTTACCAACACTGCCTGTAAAAGATTTTCGTTGTTTGTATGTAATGTCTTCTCCAATACAACCGTTTCCTTTTTTGTGGTTAAATGTTCAAACAATTTTTTCTTAGAAATCACTTTCTTGTCAATATTGTTCAATGTATCTTCTTCAGAAAGTTGGTCTAGTATCGAATAGATTTCGTTTTCTTCAACATCCACATTTTTTAATGATTCATTTAAAGTTTTTGAAAACTCTTTTACTTTCTTAGATTTTGTTTTTAGAACTGAAGACAACTCTTCAACAAATAATCTTGCAACTTCCTTATCTTCAAAATATTTGTTTTCTATTTGTTCATAGAACAAGTACATTTCTCTAAAGTCATTATTTCCCTTTATTGCCTTTAAAATGTTCTTCATCTCCTTTTTATTGTTAGATGAATAAGATTCGGTAAGTTTCCCTAATATTTTTGTTTTTAATTTTCCAAAAGTGTTCATTGCATCTACTTCATCAAATACACCCGAACGTTTAATTACATTTTGTGTATTCTGTAATTCAAATCCCATTGCTCTTTCAATACGTTGTTGTTGCAAATCGAGAATTACTTCACTATCACTCATACCAAGAATGTTTTTCTTCGCCCATGTGTGTGAAACAGGAAGGATACCAACTTGAGATTGGTCGGATGTTGCATCTTTATAAAGTGTAACCTTCTCCTTCCATTGTTCGATTTTTAATAAATCAGATTGTGCGGATGGGTTTGTTAATGATAATGAGAAATTACCTAACTCATCTTCTAAACCTAAAAGATAAAGATGTATTAGTGCAATTTTATTTAATTCCTGTATTAATGATTTTTGTATTCTATTAATGGTTCTTGCAAATCTAATATCCATTAACGCCAATGTTTTACCTTCAGCAACCACATCTTCAAAACCTAAAAACGCCTTAGGGATACGTAATGCCGCCAACATTTTCTTTTGGATATATTCGATATCCGCAATTTCACCTAAGTTTTGTGCACCAGGTAAAGTTTCAATTGGATTGGATTGTGCTGGGTCACGAACAGGTATGAAATAATCTTGGTCAACCGCCATCTGATTGTATCTCATATCAACCTGACCATTTCTTGGGTCGGCAATTTGGTCTCTTTTAAATTTATTGGCAACACGTTGAACATATGATTCAATATCTTTGTCATCCATATTCCCCACAAACACTTTGAATACACGTCTTTCAGGTGCTCTCGATGTTCTATAGATTAACATCGCATCTTCTGACAACAATAATTGTTTCCATATTCTTCTAATTTTTTCTAACATAGAAGTACCATATGGAAGTTTTCTATCATCACCAAGTAATCTGAAATGGGCAATTTCCCAAGACTGAAATTCCATTTCTTTATTTTTCCATTGGAATCTTAATTCTTTTGTTGGGATTTTTATATCTCTATCATTACCCGGTGTTTTTGATGCCGCACCTTCAATTCTTTCAATTTCAATATTTGGTAGTTGTTGACATCCAATTATACCCTTTTCAGGGTCAACTTTAAGATAGACGAAATCATCACCATACTTACATAGACCTCTAGCCCACATTTGTAAGTTTGTGTTGATATCCAATTTTTCTTTAAACAAGTCCTCCAATATTGTTTTAACCCTATCTGATTCTGAGTATATGGTTAAAATCTCCCCCTTTTCGGAAAGAGTTGTAGATTCTTCTGCGTATATATCTAATGCCGCAGATACCTCAGGAGTAAACTCCATTGATTCATAATCATAATATGCTGCCAATCTGTTTGGTTCATAATAAACGGATTGATTATATAGAGATTGGTCTAATTTAGTCCACTTATCTGCAATATATTGTGATTGTTGTGCCAGTAATAGAGCCTTTTCATACTCCTCTCTACTATCTGTTTTTAATAATTCGTCTTTCGAAAAATTAAACGACGGGGTGTTATTCTCAGGTTTTGTTTTATTACCCGGAAAACCAAAAACTCTTGTTAATTTTTGAAAAACTGTAAGATTATTCTCTGCCATGTATATAAATAGTTTTGATTATAATATAAACTTTAATTCCCAATTAGGAAATGTTTTTCTTTTTACCGAACAACCACGAATATTCTTGATATGATGATTTTGGATTGTTCATTGGGTTATCCTGATGATAAAAAGACGGGTCGGTTTGTATGGAACCGATAGGGTCTAATGATGTACCATAAGAATAAAATGTTTTGTTTGGTTCATATGTTCTCTCAGACATCACCCAAGACTCCAACATTGCCTTATTTTTTGATTCGTTTCTTTGTAATTGATTGAAACAAATATCTCCAGCATATAATGCCATCGATAAACTCATAATGGCGTCATCATGTGCACCCTTCATATGGTCAGGTCTACCATTAATATAAACAAATGTGTTTAGTTCGTTAAGTAATCTACTGGATCTTACTTGAAACCCCTTTCTTAGTTGTTCTTCAAATGCAGCAACAATCTGAGTTCGTTTGTTGTTAAAATTTAAACCGGGGATTTTGTCCATTACCTTCTTATTGAACTCCCATATATTTTGTGTATTGATACCATCTATATATAGGTGTTTATAATTCATTTCTTGTAGTTTTCTTGATGTTGCAACACCCATTCCTCCAGTAATATCAATTACAATAAATGCGTCATACAATACACCCCATTTATATGCAATTGATGCCAAATCGTCCGGTGGAATTTTACCAACGTATTCTGCGACCTGTTCTCTATCATCGAAATCAATTAAACTGATGGATGAAAAATCCTCACTATCCCCTCTACTAACATCTACACCCATTATATAACGATGACCCTGTATTGGTTCTTTCCATTGCCAAAAAGTTCCCTGCATGTATTTTTCGATGGGAACTCTAATCATGTTTTTGGCAATGTTTTCTTGAACATCATTTGGAATTACACCATCACCTGAACCCAAGAAGTCACATTCCAATTCTTGAGCAATTTTCCTTCTATCATATTTGAACTTTTTTGACATGGATTCAAACCAAGAAGAAAATGGTTTGTAACCCATTTCTTCATATTCTTGGTATTTGGTTATGTCAAAATCATACATAACGACTTCTTCATCATTATATTGTTCTCTATTCAACATATAATGAGTAATGTCACTACATTTAACCCATCTTAAATCCTTCGTGTATCTTGGGTCTTTAAACCATCTTAAATCCGTAATATGGAAATCGTTCATTTTACGAATTGCTTGGTCATATACACCATAATAAATTGGATCGTATCCATTTGGTGTAGAGATTAATATAATCTTACCACCTGTTGATAATGACGCCATAGATGCAGCCCAAAAATCGTCACCTGCTTCAATATATGCAGCTTCGTCAAACACCAAAATTGTTGGGGTATATCCTCGAAGTGCATCCGCGGATGTTGCAACCGCCTTTACCTCACAACCATTATTTAATCTAAATCTACTTTCTGAGTTCTTGTCAGGTGAAAACCCCACGTTTATCCATTCAGGCCATTGGTCTAAAAAGTTTCGTATTTTATTAGCCATTTCAATTGCGGTGTCTCTCTTGTTCGCAATCACCAAAACTCTCTCAGGATTTTCGGGTTTAGCCAATTGTAATCTTCTTGAAATCCATGCAGAGGTTACCGTGGAAACACCCGCTTGTCTATATTTTCTTGTTATGTTTTCATTGTAGTTTTCATAATCCTGAATCAATTGAACTTGGTCAGGGAAAAGTTCCAATGGTACATATTTCTTTTGTGTGTTATCGTATGTTTGTAAGTATGTTCTTAACGCATATGGCGCGTCTTTCATTATTTTTGCATATTCTGCTAATTGTTCTATTCTCGAATTCATACTTATAAATATAAAAAAAGGTGGATTAACCACCTTTTAAATTATCTTCTGACTGGTACGTCCCCGTCATCTTCGTCTTCATCATCACCAAAATCAATTGTTCCACTAATACCAATTGATTTTAAATAACTGTCGATGTCACTATCTTCTGTTTCTTCAGTTGCGTCATCTAAATCATCTCTAAACATCGCTAATGAATCCTCATATTCTTGGTCGTTAAACATTTTATTGATCCCGTCCATTAATTCATTCATCATTCTTTTTCCACTATTTGAACCGGATAACACCTCTTTCATAAAGACCAAGAATTTTTTTGCTGGTAATTTAAAAATCTCAAGTAGTAAGTAACTTTGTAATTCTCGTTTGTTTTCATCTGTAAGAATATCTTCAGGAAACTGGTTTCTAATTCTATCCCAAATAGCGGGACCTAATCTTAAATCCCACATTTCTTTTTCCAAAGTGTCTTCTGTACTCTCAATATCTGTAAAGTCACCTTCGGGTCTACCCTGTAATGCAATTAATTCTATTGTTCCTTTGATTAATTCATGTACTAAAACTGGAAAATTAATACCTCTTGCAGTAACTTTTCCTGATCCACCTTCTTCCTCGGGACCTTCAGCACTTTCTTTACCTGCGGCAGAACCACCCATGTTTTTAATCATTTGATCACTAATCTGCCAATATGTTATATCATTTATTGACATTAAAGTACCATATAAATTTAAGATATTTGGATTGCCAGTAATTTGTTCCAATCTTTCAGGTACCATATGAAACATATAATGACCCTTTTTAGACGCACCCTGAATGATAGCATTTATCATTCTTCTTTTTGCTCTTTCTAAATCTAAATTTTGTAGTTCATTGAAAATTTCAATCTCATTTTCAATTTCAACTTGTTCAGGATTTTCTTCATCCTCATTGTCATGTTCGAAATCACTCATATCAATTTCATCCATCCCAACTATTTTTGCGTCAAATTCAACTGCTCCTTCGGGAATACCCATTTCTTTCATTACAAGTTCAATTGCCAACTGTTCTAATTCTTGTCTATGGTTTCTTTCAATTTGAACAACGGTATTATGAGCATTCATCAATGTCATTTGTAATTGCATCACACCCTCCATTCCTCTTTGTATGGGGGTCCTGTCACCAAGATATCTTCTTAAATTCGATACAACTTGTCTATATCTTTCTGATGCTAAAACTTCTTGGAAATTCTGATTTGGTTCTTGACCTGTAGTTGGAAATGGAACTTTTTTTAACGGAGTTTCACCTTGAGATAATTTATCCTGTAGACCTTGGTCGGGTCTATCAGGTGAGTCAAAATCCATTGCCATTTCTTTAATGTTATTTTCAATTAAAGATAACAAATTCTTTTTACTTATTCGCATTCTTCTTTTCTTTTAACGCTTTTGGTTT